TGGGTATATACCCATGCAGGTTACTGATCTAGGGCGGACAGCCACCGCCTAGGACATTGATCAAGTGTCTCTTGCGTGTCAACGTAAGAGAAGTGCTATCATGTGTCTGAGTCCAGGGAACTTAATCCTTAGTGCAAGACGTAAAGATTTTATAGCGTAAGCGTCAGAAAATAATTAACGCTTGAACGATGATGTTATTCAATTCAATACTCTGCGAGATGCACTATCGCAGGGAGTTATATTGTATTGGAGTTTGAGGGAATAAAGATGAGGTTTTCCACGCAAGTGGTTTTGCAGTTTGGTTCATCCAATTTTCACATTTGTCGGTATTTTGAAAATCGTCAGACAGTCAAGTCTATAAAAACCCACATAATTTCTTAGTACGTTGTCTTATTGTTTTAGACATCGGAAACGTCATTCTGTGGCGTGTGGCTCTCCTCGAGCATAATAGAGGCGCCATTTTGGCGGAGCGCAAGCTCACACACGACCGCTTTCATTAAAGCAAATGGAGTTGTGATCCATTGTTGAATTTACACAGAACCTTCATCCTGAAGTAAACTGACCGGTTTTACTACCCGGAAAGTGTTCGTGAGCACCCAAGATTCGAGAAATCGATGAAGCTATCACGAGGTATACTACGAGTCCGCTCGCACAGAATGCTGTGTATCACTACAGACCTAAACTGTAGAGAGTTAAAGCTGTAACGACAGCCCCGCTGCTAGGTTTCCGGCACCTACGCACCGGGCGTACGCCCAAGCCGTCTCCGTACATTGTACGTCCCGTGGACAAAAGGCGTTTGCAAATTGCGCCTATTTGGACAATATTCGGAAGGCTCTTCCCCCGAAAGCATTTCAAGCATCACCTAAACGTTGATTTGTGGTGAACAACGTTTTGACATTAGAAGCCCCAATTGTGGGGGCTTGTCAGACTCGACAGGTGGTTTCTCCCGAAAGGAGTAACACTTGAATGTTAGTACGTACCATGCACACTCTGAGTTTCTATGCACCAATTCAGGAATTCTCAGAGGGTAGGTTAAGCCCGACAAGGCTGACGCCGAGGAAGACGAAGTTTTTACACGCCCTTGCTGCTACATGATTTGTACAGCGGGACGTGTTGGCTTCTTGGATAGCAGGGACTTTTGACAATCACCAGATCGTTCAAAGTCCAGTTGTTTGAGATGCTAGCGCGTTTCGTTTGCCCAGAAAACTGCAAGCCCAGTACCGTGTTGCCTGGTAGGACCAGGAGCGTTAGGCTGAGGAAAAGCGAAAGCAAGAGTACCACCACGTTCAAGCACATGAAGACTCGTGATGCCGTGTTGCCCGGAAGGACCGGGAGCGTTAGGCCGAGTGCAGTATACGAAAACATTGAGTTACAGAGCAATCTTGAAGCCCGTGATGCCGTGCTGCCCGGAAGGACCGGGAGTGTTAGGCCTGGCAAAAACGTCAGAAGCGTCAAACGACGTGTGTCCGCCCCTAAGCGAGGGGGCCAGAAGGTCGGAGGACCAAAGTCACGCTCAAGGCGTTCCGGCGTGTCGACTCCTAGAAGGAGGAAGCAAGGAACGATGAGGAGGAAGGAATTCGATGATGATGACATAGTCATGGCCCGCGAAGTTGAAGATCGGATTTACAAAGCGAGGATTGGCCACAAGTGGGAGAACCAACCAGGGTTCGTAAGAGACCGAGGTCAATATGATGGGAAAGGAAGAAGGAAGCCAGGCTGGACAAGCAACGTTTCACGCATAGCCAAGCACGTCCGAATCCACCACGTGCCCATTGGATTCGCTTACACGTACGACAAGCCGCGAAAGACACCACTAGAGCCATTACGGAGTGCACGAAAAGATGACAGGCTTAGGAGGATGAAAGAAAGGCAGCGAGAAGAAGTTCGTTTGGCAAATGAGGAGTTTTTCTTAGGTCTCGAGTTGAGGAATATTAGCCGTAGTGCTGCTCGCCGAGAAAGGAGAGCACGTTCCGTGCGCATGCGAGCAATGGCAATTGACGGCGAGGGACCCGCTGGTGAGTACTTCCAAACGTTGCTAACTCAGGGCGGGCAAATTGCTCGCGAAACAGGCGTCGGACCGCGAGCCACCTCGGAGGACATGGCAGAATTGTTTGAAAGGGTGGAAAGGATTGAAGATGACGTGCTGGCAGATTACGAAGAATATCTGTGGGGACCGGCCAGGGAGTTTGAAAGAAGGATGTTCGGAGAAGAGATGGTTGAGTTTTTCTTGGAGGCAGAGTCAGCGTTCCTGGAATCGGCAGAGGAGCCAAAGGAAGAGGAAATAGTTGTCAAGCATTATGAAGAAGAGGAGCCGACGGAATCGTGGAGCGTTGTCCAGGAGTCAGTCCAGTTGGCCGTCGCCGGGTTTTTGAGTACGGTGGAATTTCAAGGTGGTCAATACGCCGAGGTGGCCCCACTGTTGCGAGATGTGAATGCAGCAGTTCTTGGGTTGTCTACGGCGCGACATTGGAGTGGCGTGGCGGTGCATATAATACAACTCATGCATGCCGTGTCAGTCAACATCGATTTGGCGACCGTGATGGACTATTTGAGGTCAGGCAACACACCCGAGGTTCAAGGAAAGGTGATGGAGGATTTCGACAAGATGATGGCATCGGAGGATGACGACGAGATACCATGGTGGATGAGCGCAACAGAGATCGTTCAAGTACTTATAAACGCCCCTATTGGCCAACGCGTCGTTAAGTTTTTGTCGCAGATTGTGGCGTTAAAGATTGTTACGAAGGAGAAACTGCAATTTGAGGTGTGGGGCATGGCGATGTTCGATTTGCCTGAGACAACCGGATGCGTGTCAATTGCCAACGCCATCGACATGTTTATTTCAATTGTGCGGCGCGCCCACAAGGTCATAGTGCAGTGTTTTTCAGAACAGAGCATGACGCCATTGGCATATGACGATTTGGACATTCCAAAGTTCGATAAGGCCTTCTTGACCATACAGAATTTGGGTCAAAGTTTGAAGCAAGGCAATTTGGATATGATCCATGATGTTTCGGAGGATGAGTTTGAAGACATGCTAAAGAAAACAGAACAGCTGGGCGACCGCATGCTCAAGAAGAAGACGAATGGCATGGTTAAGGAGCTAATTATGAAAAAAGTAGCGACCTTAGCGGAAATTCGATCACAATATGAGATGTATTCACGAGCAAAGGGTATCAAGCCTTTGGATTATTTGATGACGTTGTATGGTCCAACGGGTTGCGGGAAAACGGTCATGGCTTATCCACTCATGCAATCAATGCTAGCATACAATAAGCTGCCACACACAAGAGACAGGATTGCCACGTTGCAAGAGAGCGACAATTATGACACATTGGCGAAGTCGAACGTGCTGTGCTATTATCTAGATGACTTGGCGAACTTCAAGCTGAAAAATGGACAGTCACCTGCGCAGCTCATAATCCGCTTGGTGAACACGGCGCGGAACCCCGCTATTAAGGCGGATGTCGATGAGAAAGGGCGTGTCTTTTTTAACCATGCGTTCACGCTGATCACCACGAACGTGGAGATGTTCGACATCAAGGATGTGGCGAACTGCGAGTCCAGCATTTTGCGGCGACAGGCCACCACGACGCTCGTTGTCCCCCGACCGCACTTGTGCGCTGGAGACAGCATCATAATGAGCTCCGCCTTACAGAAAAGACATACGAGCATATTCGGGCGCAACAAGGGTGTTTTACAAAATTTTCAATGGTTCACACCTCGGCGAGTGGTTGTCACAAAGAGCAAAGCGAAGAACAGGGAAGACACGTCATACATTCCTGCCAGAATTAACAAGGCGGAATACCCGTTAACATTCGCTGCCGTTGAGAAGATGCTTGGCACGTTGATGATGTATTACTACCACATATCCGTACAGTTCCCGGACACTATCGACAACGTATACAACCATTTGAGAATGCCTGCCGACCAGAGATCGTACATGTATGCTTTTGACGCCCATATGGACTTAATGCAGAAAACTCCGAACGAGGTAACATTGCGTCTGGTTGACTTAACGGTTTTTATGACGTTTGTAAAGGAGGACACCGCCATACACCGGCTGCGTGAAGTAGAAGTTTCCAATCAGCAGCTTGATGAGAACAATTTTGGATGGTGCGAAACATGTGTCAGCCCTACGGCAACGTGCGTGTGTGGCGTAGATATGTCCGACAGGGTGGTGAAATACGATCAGATACCGCCAAGCGGATGGACGTTGTCGCCAGAGAGAGGCCTAGAGAAGATCGTCACAGAGCCTCCATCCATTCGCGTCGTGGATGACGAGATACTCGATGAGGAAGAAGAAGACAGCAATGGAACGACGGGCGACATCGCGTACCGCTCGGGCGAGATTGAGCAAGACGACGACAGCGACATGGGAGATGTGCCAGTGCAATTGGTCTCGCTGGAAGCGGGAAACGACATACAAATGGTAGATCTGAACCGCCAACAAGTGGCGGATGCTTTCATCACAAGTCCACCAGAGGATGACGGCCCACAGATCGAGATGACGGTTTCCCACGTTGGAGACGGATTTGAAGAGGATGACGAAGCAAGGCCATTTGAGGAACTTTTCCAGGGATGGTCACGCGTTGAGGATGATGCAGAATTTGACCCAGGTGAAGGAGAAGTCACATGGGCCACGCGCGCGGCAACTGAGTGTTGGTATTGGCGTGCATTTTTCCTCGCCAAATGCCAGGATCTCCAATGGTGGATAATCGACAACGTGCACAGATTTCCTCATGGACTGGAGCGACATCTGATCGTGGACGGACGTTTAGGCGATCTATTGGTTCAAGCATGCACGTCCTACAAGGTAGGTTACATCACGCAATGGAACACGCGGTGTCGGATGCGATGGCTCACTCAGGGTTATTTACACCCCACTTTTCTGACAGGATTCGCATTGGGACTTTCCTTAGCGGTGATCAGACCGCGATGTGGGGTCTGCCTGATATTGATGTGGTCCGTGATGTATTATTGGCTCGCTAAGATTGCCACTGCGCGTCGTTTGATGCATGCTGACAGACCATTGTGGGCTGCCATGAAACCATACGCTGGCGATGTCATAGATACGTTGGTGCCCGTCGTCGGCATTGCAGTCTTGATTGGGGCGTTCCTCAGAATAAAACGCAAATATTACCCGGATGCCCAAGCCCAACCCGACGCGCCTTATTCATATGTGCGTGAGGACAACGAGATTCCTCCTGTTGGTAAAGCCAAGACAATGACGCAACAGCAAATGTCCCAAGTGGTGAAGAAGAATTTTGCCACAATTTGCGTCCATGGTTCAAGAGGCAAACGATCGGTGAATATTGTAGGCGTAGAGGGCACATTGTGGTTGTGCCCGAGGCATGTTTTCTCCGCCCATGGCGATCACGAGGTTTATGATGTGCAAGTTTGGCGACATGGAGCACAGCAGAGACCCGTGACTCAGCTACATCGTGATGCCATATCCCCCATCGGAGTGAAAGACATGGTGTTGTTAAATTTGCCTGATTTGGGTCTGGTAAAAGACGTGAGTATGCTTCTCCCGGAACAGGAGCCCAAAGGGACGAGATATTGCCAACTCGTACACAGGAATGATGGCGAAGTGACATTACACGCCGTTAGAGTCGACGCCACTAACATCATCATAGATAAGCCGAAGGAGTATAATTGGCCAGGCGCGTTTGTAAAAGGAAAGCGCCAGATGTATAACGTCGCCACAGGAACGACTACGGCCGGAAGTTGCGGCAGTCCAATGTTGAGTTGCGCAGGAAAGGAGAGAGCCATCATCGGCTTTCACGTGATGCGGATGGCACGCGGCGATCCCTACGACAAATGCGGTTTGGAAACGGTACTACATCGAGAATTTGTTGAAGCGAAGGAGAAGATGCTAGCAAGAGGAGAAGTTTTTTGTGGGCCCACCAAGTTGGAAATGTGCACCGTCGATAACATTCCTCAGGTTGAGAGAGGTGCAGTCCATCCGAGACACAGCCTAAACTTTGTCCCAGCGCCTGACGAGGTCGACATCGTAGGTTTTTGGCATGCGAGAACGACACCAGTGAGCAAAGTGCAACCATCATTGTTGGCGTCGGAAGTTGAAAGAGCATTTGATCTGAAACGAGGCATGTTCGGACCCCCGCCATTTCGGTTTTTTGAAGACGGCACACCCAATTGGCCTTATACAGTCGGCTTAGAGCAGATCACACATCGCGGCGCCCATTATGTGATGGAAGCTGTGCCTCACATACGCGCCATGTTATTGGACGTGTTTTCAGCCGATTTGGGCATCATTCGTCCCCTTAATGATTTTGAGATTCGGAATGGTCTGCCAGACAAAAGTGTGAACCCTTTGAACATGAAGAGCTCGGCAGGTCATCCGTACAACAAAGAGAAACGAAAGATGAGCCCAGACAAAGAGCCACCTTATCAGTTGCATTCTGATGCATGGGTTGCATTGGCGCGCTTCGAGCAATCAATCGACAATGGTGTTCCAGAGGTCCAGCTTTTTAAAGCAACTCTGAAAGACGAGCCAGTTCTGACAGGTCAGAAGAAGAAAGCCAGGTTATTTCAAGCCAGTTCCTTGACGTTAACACTGTGGATCCGTAAGCACCTCGGCTGGTTGTGTTCACATATGGCCCGTTACAATTTATCTCTGGGAGTCGCTATAGGAATGGATTGTCAAGGCCCACGATGGCATGAGATGGTGACAGAGTTTGATACAGGAGAGGAAGACATTATCCAGTATGACTACAAGAAGTTTGATCAACATGTCAGTCCGGCCATGAAGTGCGAAGTTGTGAGATTCGTCTGCGAGCTGATGAAGCGAGCCGGGGCCACCAGTAAATGGATCAACCACGTCAGGATGGGCTTGTCCCAATGGATTTTCCCCACCTCAGTTTTCGATGGTGTGATTATGCGCTTGCGCAATTCAAACCCGTCTGGCATCGGCGTGACCACCGCTTTCAACTGCATTGACAACATGTATCGCTCATATTGTGCCGTGTATTTAATCACGAACAGGCTCGATTTCGACCAGTTCTGCAAAATCATGACGTACGGCGATGACGCTTTCCTCAGATGTTCGGATACAAGGGTGACACTTCAAAGTATGGCAAAAGCGTTCGAGATGATGGGCATGACGATTACGCCAACGGAGAAAGACAAGGCGATAGACGAGGCAGCCCCGCGCATTAAGATGAAAGACGTGGATTTCTTGTCGCGCAGCTCCGTGTGGCACCCCATTTTGAACCGTTATTTGGGCGCATTGCACGATGAATCTTTGTTCAAAGGTTTGTTAGTGAGGCACAGCGACATTGGG